GCGCGACTTCCTGTTAGCTGACCAGTTATTCCCACGCTTTTTACGCTTGGGGCTTGGTGAGGAGAACAGGCGACGTCGAAGCTGATGCGACTCCAACGTGAATCGTCTTGTTTCGGTCTGAGATGACTGAGCCATGGGGTTTCAATAATTAGTTTTTGTAAGAAGATTGACATGTTATCTGCACGTTCTTTAGATGCAGATATGATCATTATTTTTCTTTCTGGATCATTAAAGAGTGTCCATAACACAAAAGCACCAGTAATCCAAGATTTACCAACACCTCGAAAGGCTTGGATCTGTAATCTTTTTGGTCCATGTTGAAGATAGTCAGCGATGGAATATTGTGCTCTTGTAGGAGAGGGTAGACCTAGCTGATCCCACAGAGCTTGTAGGAACAGCTTAAAGTCGTCTTGTAAAGCTAATAAGGTATTATTCATATATCAAGTTTACCTTGATTATTTTTATTTGATTTTTTTATTGTTTTTTGAATTTTAGGATTTCTAGGATTAAATTGTTCAGTTAAATTTTGAGTTCCTTTAAAAGGACCACTACCGTATTTAATGTTTCTTAATAAAGGTAAACCTTGTCCATAGAACATTAGGTTTCTTAATTCTTCTAACCTTTTTTTCTCGGCTTTTGATAATTTACCAACACTTTTTTCATACTCTAAATCTTCTATTTCTTTTACCCAACCTTGTCTTCTTATTTGAGCTGGAGTAGGAGAAGTAGGTTCATTAGAAAAATCACCAATTTTTACTTGTTCTGCATTAAGTTCATCTAACTGAGCAGCGAATACTGGATCATCATTTATTTCTCTAGATAATCTTTCGTACATAGTTTCAGTAGTACCGTCTGCCCATGTAACTTCAATTTTTTTAGGTCCATATCCTTGGGCAAACATTCTTGCGTCTTTACCTGATAAACCTGGCTTAACTAATTGACTATATTCTAATTCCGTAATATTTAATTTCTTTAGTATAGTATCTAGTGCTTCTTCAGTTATTTTAGATTCTGGACCCCATATTTGGTAATATGCTTGCATTAATTCAGCAGTTCTTTCAGTAGCTCCATTTACATAATCAGCATACTGTTCAACTACTTTTTTAACATCTGGATGGTCAATTGGAAGACTTTCCCAGCGTTTTCTTAGTGGTGAGTTCAGTTCTCCTATAAGACCAGTTAAGTATTTGCTACCTATTCTTTCGTTCAACCATTTATGTACAAGACCATGTACTTGTTCAGGGATTAAGTTATTATTTAATGGACTATCTCCAGAGGCTACTCCTTTATTAATTAACCAAGATTCAATCAACGAACTTTCAGGACCAGTTCTGCCTTCATGTAAAGATACACCAGATTTAACTATATTATTATGATGAGCATTTAATTCACCAGCTGTAATATGTTTATAAGTTTTCTGTAGATCTTCAATAGCTTCTTTATTCCATTTTTTAAATTCAATTCCAGATAAAGTACCTCCACGCCTTTGAACTAATGCAGATGCAGTTCTATCTAATTCTTCTACATTAGTTATAGCTGCACCTTCAAATATACTTTTTCTTTGAGCTAACTTTTCTTTAATAGTAAGTTTTTGAGTTTTCCCTGTCCGTACTTTAGATAAAGGAGATTCTCCCGCACCTACACCATAGGCAAGGGTTCCAGTAGGCATTACACCCTTGATTTGTGCTATCATTCTCTTTGCTGTATCTGCTGCAGCTGGTATAGCACCTCCTACAGCTCCTCCAACAGTAGCACCTAAACCAGTTTCTATTGGTGATGGTAGTCTTTTTTCATCAATACCTACTCTTATAGCTTCATGTCCTACGCCTGTTACAGCTCCTCCTACAACACCTCTTTGGACAGACCATGGTTCACCTAGATACTTAGTATATTTACCTGCAGCAAAGGGCATATAAGGGACAAGTGACATTCCACCTGATGCTGCAGCTTCTCCCCATTTAATACCTTCTTCACCTCTAATTCTTTGTGCATAAAGATTTATACCTGCACTTCCTAAAAAGTTAGCACCACCATATAAAAGTCTAGCCCCAGGGAAAGGTGCAGCTAATAACCAGTTAGTAGCTTTATCAAGTCCTACATTAGCTCCTACTTCAAATCCTATAGAATTAATTTGGTCCGACATCTTCTTTTTAATATCAACTCCTTTCCTCAAGTCTTCCAGAGTACCACCAGCTACTGCATCGTCAAACTCTTTATTCTTTTTAGCATCTTGTTGTTGTTTTTGTTTGACAGTTAATTCTTCAATATCTGCTAAATCTAATGGACCCATATCTACCTCCCCATGCTAAGTGTTTGAATACCTAACGTATCTCTATTTGGCTTCTCTATCTTAGTATCAACGAGATACCTACTACGTGGTTCATCTGGAGCTAATGGTTGGTTAGGAGGTGGTGCTGGATTAGGATCCTTACCTTCTTCAGTTAATTCAACTTGTGTCTTTTCAGGTTGTATTAATAAGTCTTTAAACCAATCAGATTGTTGGATAATACTTAATAATGCTAACCTATTCTTTAAATTAGATTCTATGCTACCCATTATCTTCTTTTAGCACCTCCTCTTGCACGATTTTTCTTTACGGATTCTAATGTTAATTTACCTCTCTTATGAGATAAGTCTTTACCACCTTTACCCATAATACCACGTTTCCTACGTGCAGCCGCTAATAATCTACGATATTGTCTCTTAGCTGCTGTACTATTAATCTTCTTTTGTTTACGTTTCTGTTTAGCATAAGACTTTCTACCTTTCTTAGATTGGTAGTATCTAGAAGTCTTACCTGGGTTCTTAGCCCGTCTTGGTGCCATACAGCCTCCGTTGTACTAGTTCAGGATCTACTTTAGGGAGGATTCTAGTTAGTTTATCCATTGGACTGCCTTCATAAGCAACACCTGTGATATCATTAGTTTTAAGCCAATCACATGCTGCTTTTAAGTCTTGGGTAGAAGCCTCCCCACTCTTTACTCTTTTTAAGAATTCATTAGTAACGAGGTTATGTAAGTCATTAAACTTATCTTCTGTTGCCTTAGACATATTTATGTTGTATAGGTTTGCTTACCAATATCAATAACTTCTAAATTACCTAATCCTACTCTAGTAACAGCATCAGGATCTACACCTATAGTAGGTTCTCCTATCTTTGGCTGTGCTTGATATTTAGTAACTTTAGCAGTTTCTGTTGGTTCAGGTTTAACTAATTGTTTAACTGATGTTGTATTCTTTTTTCTAGGCATCTTTTCCACCTGGGAATAAGTTCTTTTTAATTAATGCTACTGCCTTATCATCAATGGTATTGTCAGTAGACTCAGAGTATGCTTCAAGTAGTTGTATAACTAGTTCCTTTACTGCAGATGAACTGAGGAATGCCATGAGGATGGGCTTGATAAGTACGATCATTTTCAAAATAGTCCGAATTTCTTTTTAGGTTTTTTAGGTGGTTGTGTTGATTTAATATAGGCAGATATAGCAATTACATCACTACACATGCTTTCTACTCTTGAGCCAGGTTTCAACATGAACCCTTTAGTTTGTAACTCTGCACATTTGAGAGCACGAACTAGCTCATAATCTAATCTCATCTTTTCTTCTTGTCTAGCAGCTATAGAAAGACAACGTTTTAAACCTCTACGGTCCAAAGGAACCATAAAGTTAACTTGTGCTCCCCAATTCTCAGCCATTGTATAACCTGAAGGTTCCATAATACCTTCATCTATATCCCATGGTTTTGTATGATTACCCATATAGAATGGAGATAAGGTCATTGTAGATCCATTACATGAAATGTTAGGACCATAATGTTGTCTAGACGGTGCTCCATTATTCTGGAATTGCACCGCCTGATTTGTAACATTACCTGTTGCAGCTGCTACAGGATTAGATGTATTATTAGTTTCGCCTTCTTCAGCACGAACTGGTGCTATTGAGAGAAGACTGATAAGGAGACCGTAGTAGAAGTAGTGTCGATTTCTCGATCTATTTCTGTTACTTCTAATACTTGACTTGCCGCCCTTGTCACTATTTCTAATGAAAAGGGATCTCCATCTGTTTCTAAAGTATAAATTGAATCTGTTGCTGCTAAGCCTCCCGAAGTAGCTGATGAATGAGTGATGTTTTCTCCACTCCATTTGTTTAATGCAGACCCATAGGTTGTTGTAGTTATTTCTTCTACAATCTCTTGAGTCGTTGTTGTTGTACTGTTCATTGAACCCTGGGTGAAGTTTGGGGTTACTAATTCTGCTCTTGCTACCGAGGGTGATAACAGTGCTAAGAGTACTAGCCATTTCTTCATGTTTTTGGTTTGTCTTTTTTACCGTTTCCATTACCAGTAGTTAAACCAAATGTTGCTAAAGCTCCAGTGAATATCGACGCAGGAAACGTGATATCCCCACCTGGGCTTTTCCTTATCATTGGTATTTCTACATAGTTTAACGTAATTATAAAACCACTCCAAACTACAACTCCAAGACGTACAAATGTACCTAAGATTTGTATTTGGTGTTCTTGATCTTCTGCGGCATCTTTTAATTTACCGAAGAATCCTTTTTCTTCTTTCGCTTTTGCTTCCATGCGTCAATCTTAGATTGTAGTTGTTTTTGTACTTTCTTTTTAATAGGTTCAAATAAAGATGAAGTAATAGATGTAGTTGCTACTGCTACGACAGCTGTTGTAACAGCAGTGATTACTACCGCAGGTTCGGGTAGTGGCATCTGGATATCTAATACAGGTATTTTTAAATTAGGTGCTGCTGGTTGTTCAGTTGTTTCTTGTTTAACGTCTTCAGGAGCCTCCAAATCACTTGGAGGTATTACTATAGGTTTATATGATGGTATCCTAGCTGTAGGAGGTCTGAAGTAAAGAGCATCAGGTTTAGGTAGTGTTGCTCTAGGTAATTGCATTATATATTCCAACCACTGCTTGTCTTTATGTAGAAATCATCAACTTCTGTCCATGTACTACCTGCTGTTTTAACATAAATATTAGTAGCTGTAGACCAAGTTGAAGCACCTGTTTTTATATAGACAACATTAGTAGGATCAGATACTACACCCGCTGATAAAACAAAGATTAAACCATTAATACTAATCCCTTCAGTTTCAGTACCTTTTGCTGCAACTTTTACAAACGGTCCAGTATTAACACTTACATAATCTAAAGTTTGAACATTCGCTTTTGTTGGTAATGCCATTATGCTTGAGTTATTGCTA